CCAGGATTGATGTATTTTGGGTCTGTGGTGCACCCCCCGTGCCCCTGATACGCTCGCGTTCATTTCTGCTCCATCCGCTGTCCTGCCTACGGGACTGATACCCTCTCAGGTAGCTACCATTGATCATGATACTTTCGACTTTACGAACTTGGATTTTACATTGTGAACACACGCACCAGACGTGGGTGTTAGCAGCTTGCTAGGCTGCGGGACAGGTCTTGTCTCTTAGTGTGTGCCCCCTTAACAACACACAGCATTGCTTCCTCCCAGTAGGTACCGGTTATGACCCGGGTTTCATTGAGTACCTTCGCAGCGTCAAAACGCTACTTCTCAGGGTGGCTTTTGGCCTAAATTGGAGTGATCTTCAAATATGATGAAGAAGCGCCCGAGTTGATCCCCTTCAGGGTCAACACGCCCGCAGCTCCCGATACATACGTAGCTAGCTTGAGTGCAGTGTTGGAAGCGGTTACCTCAATTACCTTCAGTAATGTGGCTTGAATCGCACCTCCAGCAGTGCCATTAAATTGTTGATAAAAATCGCCAATCTTCGTATCTACCCCAGATAGGTATTGGTACAGATGAACGTGTACATTCAATAACTCGGCAATACTGTCACTCACCGTTGTAACAGCGTCTATCAAGTACCTTCCTACTGGTAGCGTTATCTCACCGTTCGTCGCGTTAATGGACGCGTCGAGTGTGTTGGCCAACTCGACCACTGACACATCACCTGTCTTTCCCCAGTACTCGTTCGAACCGGTTGCACAGGTTGTGTCAGCAGCGACCTCGTATATCAATGATTTACCAGCTTTAACACTCCCAGCTAACTGTGGAATGAAAAAGCGAACGTCATAACTTACGTACAACGTTCCCGAAACAATGGCTGCTCCGGATGCAGTGGTCCAGATGAAGAACGTTCCTACGTCACTAGTACGCAGATCCGCTGCATCAGCTGAATCTCTGATCCATCGTCGCTTGATTGCCCCGTTCGCATAATCAATGTTGCATTTGACTGACAATGAATCCCAAAGTGGACCTTGAGCGGATCCGTAGTAGTTACCCAATTGGTCCGCACTACCTGGTGCAGCATCATATGGATCGTAATCGATTGCCATAATGACCTGACCAGAAGTGGAAGTTGGACAACTTGCTACATACTCAAAGTGCAGTTTGGTGAACTGATACATCTCCCAACTCCCCGACTGTTCACTAAGCCAAGGGAAGAGTTTTGAGAGCCCAGGGTTAATTCTAAAAACTCCGTAGGCGTCAGTCGTATCAACGTTAATATCGAGGACACGCTCGCGATGAGAAAACATATAGCTATCACCGCGGCGCGAAACGCTTGGGACTGCGTTGGAAAACTTAGAGCTCTTAGCAGCGGGTGCTGCTCTGGCCGAGGCGTTTCCATAACCTCTTGATTGTTGCTTTCTTGCATTATTATTACTCATGTATGCCATCCCACTGAGCGATGGGACTGTTCATCGTGTTGATGCTATGCTCCGTGCAGTCTCTCGGCATTCTGTTTAGCATGGAAATTTTTATAGCCTGATCTCAAGATTTCGGTCAGACAACCATTTTGGGCAAGTACACATTCTTCCTAGTCAATCTCCGATCTCATAGCTTATCCGGTACTCCGGCAATTTTCACTATGATTTCGTCACAGAAAGGTTCAGCGGGCCTGTGCACCCCAACACGACGGCATGGATTGGGTCCCCCCCCTGCGTTCACAACAGGCATCTGGTATCTTACACCAGCGAATAATTTACACCAGGTTGACTGATCCCCCTATACTCCGGCGTCCTGGACCGGAAGAATTTCTCAAGGGCGATTTGGGTGTCAGCGTCTATGCCGAAGGCGTTGAAGAATGAGACCCTACTTATAGTAGTAGGTTCTTTGTATTTCAGGTCCATTCCAACGGCCAAATACTCCATTCCAGACTCGACTTCGCGCTTACCGCGCGTGACTACTCCACGCCCTAGGCAAGAATAGAACTCGTTGAAGATTGGCATGTCACCTGCCAAAGCCAGGCCGCACTGCGATTTAGCATCGCGGTAACGGTCCCAGTCTTTAGCATGCGCAACATGCTTCAACGTACAACTATCCTTCACTAGGCATGTACGTGGGTCACGCACCATGCGCCACACACCCTCGGTCACCTGAACTGGTCGTGATTGGCAGAATTCTATGTGTTCAAGCATCTCCACTGGCTCTTCGACTTTCATGATAAAGCCGAGCCTGTCGAAGAAGTCTTGCACGTCTGCTTCAAACCGACGGCGATCTTTTCGCTCCATAATGCAGACACAATCGTCTCCATCATTGATAAGTGCGAAATTCACGCCACAATGCTCTTTGTATGCGAACATCATCGCACACATGAGCAGAACATTGCCAGTTGAGGTATTTATCTCCCGATGCTCTATGAGCCTTCACCATGTACGCTAAAGTACCGTTGGCGAGGCGAACCATCCCCTTATTCCAAATCTGCATCTTCAAGAGTTTCGCCAGATGACGAACTCCTGGGAAGCAGGAAGTGTAAAAGGAATGTTCGAATCTCAGCATAGCTGCGGAAACATGTTGGTCAAACCGAGAGGCGTCTAGTCCGATGGCGATTGGGGCTTCAAACATGCCCCACGCCTTCGCTATCGCTGCCCCCCTGGTGTCCGCATTCAAACCCTTCATGACCGTTTTCATTCCGAATACGCGGTCAATAGCTTTGAACAGCGGCTTTTCTAAGGGTTTCAAATAACGACCCAGCTCCACGTTATATCTTGGATCACGTGGTTGAATGATTCTACATGGTGCCTCGGGACCTTTCACACCGAGGTTGAAGAACTCATTCTTTCGGAACGCTGGTATTTTTGCGTCTCGCTCGCTCACCTCTTCCCACTGAAGTGACTCGATTGCCTGCTCGTATCGTATGCGTCTGCGACCGCTGTAAGAGTTCAAAAACTCGTCACAGCTGAATCTGGTGACAGAAGGCATATTCGCGAGTATGGCGCGTCTAACGGGCAATAACAGCAATAATGCGTCACCGTCTGGTTGCGTGGGGCGAACAAATTCTCCGTTGACCTTGTGGAAAATTATTCGCTCCATCACACCTTTGTGCACGGTGTCGACATCGTTATTGTGAACTTGGAGTCTCACTTCTGATGACCCTGGCATCAGACGAGTAAACTGAGTAATGGTCGATTTAATAGCATTTGCCGAGTATGACTTAACCACGTATTCCTTTCCGGCTTTCCACTTCAGTGGCCAGCCTCCATTGTTGGAAATACCTTCAGCCGTGCTCTGACACCATTATATCTGGTCGGGGCGATTTCTATCGTACCACTCACACCGGTCCTGGAGATCATCGGCTGACAATATTTCAGACGCCGTGATTCTACCAGACCACCATCTACTCACCTTGCTTAACAGGCTCTCGTGCTGAAGCAATTCTACTGCTTCTCTCTCTGCACTGCAAGGAACGAACACTAGTGCGGTAATCTTAGCTACGTGATAAACGTAGTGAGCTTCGCGAAGATCTGGTCGCGTTAGCTCAATGTGCCGAATGACGCGCTGCCTGGTTATCTTCCAGTTAGCAGCTACATTCCTATTCGGAACACCATATTTACCTTGCACCTCACGCGCAATCTCACTCTGGAACAATGAGGGATTGAAGCGGATTAGGTTGCCATTCCAAGCATCCTCCATGGGGTTATTGTACCGCCCCATGTCGTCAGCAAGTTGGTCGCGCTCATTGGCTCGCGCTAATTCATTCGGAAGTCGCATGTAAGCTGATACTCCATATACAGCTCCATACGCTAGCCCCGCCGCTCCGACTGCGGCAACGCCCATCTTGATAATCGTTTCAGTTGTATTATTCATGGTTAGGCGTTTTCCTCGTTTGCAACTATGATCTACG